AGTTGAGGCTGTTCCTGCTTGAGTAAAGGTAGTAGATACAGCAGCAGAAGTAATCTTCTTTATTGCTGTGCCATCTGTTACTACAATACAGTCATCAGTGCCATCATTAACACCTATTAATTGAGCAGGTGCTGCGCCTGAATAAAAACTAGCAGTGCTATTTAATAGGGTAACCTGTCCTTTAGTAAAGACATCTACACCTTTGGACTCTGTGTACTGGAAACGAAGTGACTCATCCTGTGCTGGTTCAAAGTATTTAATACCTGCGCCAAGATGGAATGTTGATTGGGATCTGAACCACCAGCCAGTAAGTGATTGCTCACCAGCTTCTCTAGTCTGGTCATACTGCTCTTTACGATACTTAGCAGTTACTCTACGATAAGGTGAATCATCAGTTGCCCCAATAAAGAATGGCAAACCGGCGATAGCCATATCATAGTTAACGCCGGTAGCTGAATAGTTTGTAGCACCAGCAGGGTTGGATAGTACGTAGGGGATACCTTCGGTTATATCATCGCCGTATGCCATTTATCTCCTTATAATAGATTTACTAAAGACCTCGCTCTACCAGTAGCAAGTTGTGTATAGACCTGAGTAGTAGCCACAGATGAGTGTCTCATCAAGTCTCTTACCGCTAGTAGATCTCCATTAGATCTCTCTAACATATTGGTAGCAAAATAATGTCGGCAAGCGTGAAAGGTTTTCTTAGGAATACCAAGTCGCTTCATCTCTTCAGAACAAAGTTTGGTTAACTTGTTAGGTGTAACTGCCCAGATCTTTCCTGAAGTCTCGTGCTTGAGAATAGTTTGAGCAACTATCGCAGCAACTGGTACAGATAAGTCTGTTCCACCCTTACCTGCCACTCTAAGGATGTATCCGTCATCTACCTTCTCAAGGTCTACACCTCGGAGGTTAGCTACTTCCATAGCCCGTAGGCCCGCTTTACAGCCTATTATAAACCAGTCCCTCATAGGTAGATCAGCCTTAGTCATAACTAGTTCAGCCTCACCTGGTGTTAATGGATGAGGTAAACCTCTACCCTTACGCACAGCAGGTAAGTCAAGGTCGGCTTGATTATCTATTACGCCCATCTTACGAAGAGCTTTAAAGATACTGCGTACCCTTGCTGCATAGGTTCCCTTAGTGGAAGCAGCCTTCACCGTCATTACAAGTCGTTGCAGATCTTCAGTCGTAGCCACCTGTGGATGAACTCCTAGGCGCAGTATTAGATTGAAGTCATTTCTAAACAAGGCTTCTGAGAAACCCTGAGTCTCATATCTGTCTCGCAGTTTTTCTTTGATTACTTCTAGCGGTATATTTTCCATAGTCCTAGCATCTTATATTTAGGATTATTCTTCTGTCAAACACAATCGTTAGCAATTGTGCCGAGCACAATCCTCAGCTACAGCATCGTAGCGGATAGCGCCGAAGCCACTGGTTTGAAGTGGGCTACTGCTTCAAGTGGTGGAATGACTTTAATTGAAACACTCGCTTGCAGTGGTTCTAGCGTAACAAGTTCATCAATTGCTGGAACTTATAAACACTTATATGTTGTCGGTAGAGGTATTTATAATGCAAGCAGCCAAGATACTACTATAAAAATTAGATTAAATAGTGATTCAGGTAGTAATTATTCTAATTTTGGTACTGGCGGTAATAATGGCACAACCAGCACTTATCAATCTATCAATGATTCTGGGTTAGATACTGTTTCTATGGGAACACTATCTACTTTTGATGAACTTTTAAGTTTTGAATTGTCTATACCAAGATATAGCGACTCAAACTACAAGTCAATGCAATTAGACACACAGGCTTACGCCAATCAATATAGTTATTTTGGCTATGGTCTTAGACGAAGCGTTTGGAATAATACGGCTGCAATCACAACTCTTACTTTTGCAACAGGTGGGACTTATTCTGCTGGCAATATCTACATATACGGAGTATCATAAAATGACTAGACCAATAGTAAGAATATACACAGGCAATAATGAATTTATTGACCGCGAAATGAATGATACTGAGTTTACTCAGTATGAGATAGACCAAGCAGCGCATTTAGCAAGAAAAGCCGAAGCCGCTACCAAAGAAGCCCAACGCCAGGCTCTACTTGATCGCTTGGGTATAACCTCTGAAGAAGCTAAAATCCTACTAGGTGCCTAGCACAATCCTCTGAGATTGTTCTTGAATTAGGTTTGTAGCGGATAGTGCAGAGGCTACTGGCTTGAAGTGGGCGGCTGCGGCTGGCGGTGGATTAACTTTAATTACACCATCATCAATTGCAAATAGCGGTGGTACTGCCACATTATCTGGGGCTGTAACAACTGCAAGTTCAGTTAATAGTGTCTCATTTAACGGTGTATTTAGTTCAACTTACGTTAATTATTTAATAGTCTATAACGAATTAACTGGCTCAACAACTTTAGCAATACAAATGAGATTAAGAGCGAGTGGTAGTGATACCACAGGTTCTTCATATTTTATGGCTGGTGACCGTAGAGCGTGGGGTGCTGGTAGTAGTGGTGGATACGGTGAAAATGGTAGTAATAACTGGGGTGTAAATATCCAAACTGGAAGTACATACAAAGATGGCGGCACAATTAACGTTTTTTCACCAAATGTTGCAGCAAACACTTCTTTTACAACAGTATTTGTGGGTAACGAGTCTGCTGGATATAACGGTGGTGTACATAATTCTACTACTCAGTTTGATGGATTTACTTTTTTACCAAACACAGGATCATTTTCAGGCATTTTCAGAGTTTATGGAATATCTAACTAAGGAGTAATAATGGCAGATATAATTGAAACTTTTGCAGATGGTACAGTTATTGAAAGAGATTTTACCGCAGCAGAGTTGGCACAAATTGAAAAAGACAAAGCAACACAATTAGCAAAACAAGCTGAAATAGATGCAAAGGCTGCTCAGAAAGCAGCCCTGCTAGAGCGTTTGGGAATTACAGAGGATGAGGCAAGGCTACTACTAGGCTAACGGCACAATCCCTCAAGATTGTGCTATAAACCTAAAGCCCTTAAATCATCGGTAGTTAAACCAAGGGCTGCTAGTTTGCCTTCGGCAGTTGCTTTGGCTTGTGCCTTTGCTTCGGCTTCGGCTTGTCTAGTTATAGCATTGGCTTCTTGCACCTCGCGCTCTGCAATCTCTTGAGCAGTTTCATCGCGCTCAGTAATTGTTTCCTCGCCTGTTAATGCGTTAAACTCTTTTTCTGTAATTTTCATTATGCTCCTTATGATGCGCTTGTATAAACATAAACTGTGCCACCATCAAATGTATTACCTGAGCAAACAGATATTGACGAAATTGTTGAGGCAGAATTGTAAAAACCTGATGTTAAATAACCGTAAGATTGGTTTGAATTAGTTCCTGCTCCCCAAAGATTAAATATCTTTTGACCTGCTGTTGATGCGCCTTGTATAAAGCAATAACCGTTCGCGGATGCATCAGCATCATTTAAATCAGAAAATCTCATTGAAGTAGTAGTGGTTGAATATGGCGTCATTGTCATTGAAGTGCCAGCAAATGTTCCACCAAAAGCGGTGTAATTAGATGCTGTATCTGTATTTAATCTTAAAAAAATACTTGGAAATGTGCCAGTTGTTGATGCATTAACTATCAGTATTAAAATTTTATCTTTTGCACTTATGCCTGAAATTGTTGTTGTTGTTCCAGATAAAGATGTGCCACCTGAGTTTAATAAACTATAGTTTGAACCACCGCTTGAAGGTGCTGCCCATTTTAATCCAGTTGCCTCTGCACTATCCGCTACAAGTGTGGTGCCATTTGCACCTACTGCTAGACGTGAAATGGTATTAGCAGCAGTAGCTGTTAATAGATCACCCTTTGCTGTAAGCGTTGCAACAGAGCCATTGGCGTACTTTAAGCCTGTAGCTTCGCCTGAAGCAGCGATTAAAGTTTGGTTATTAGTGCCTACTGCTAGACGAGCAGGGGTATCAGCAGCAGTTGCTGTGATGATATCACCCTTAGCATCAACGATAGATTCAGGGATACCAGTCCCTGGTTCTGGTATTCTTCCTATAGCCATATTATGATAGCTCCGTTCCGAAGGCTGAGAATGAGAAATCAGTAGTAGATGCGTAAACAGATACAACATCTGTAGCAGCTAATGTGATTCCAAGAGTCATAGTATCTGTAGAGTTCGCTGAAAGCGAAGCATCGTAGATAACGTATTGAGCATTAGCAATGGAGGCACCAGCCACTCTTACTGCTATGCGATATGTACCAGCACTTGCTGCCCGATTAGCTACAGTAATCGTAGATACAATCGTTGACGTACTAGCAGGTACTGTGTACAAAGTTGTTAGTGTTGTTGCTGCTGGAGCTGATTGCCCCAGTACTTTGTATGTTGTTGCCATTGTTTATGCTCCCATAAATAGAAACGATGTTGGTATCGGTTCTTGTTCGTTTATTAATCCTGATTCAAATGCTGTTAGATCATCTGAGGTCAGAACGTGCTTCACGGTTGCACCGGTTGAATGTGATACGGCAGATGATCCTGCCTTACCCCGTGAAATTGTAAATGTGTCCCCTGAAGGACCTGCTGTAATAAAGATAATTTCTTCATTAATAGTATCTGGATCTACTGCTACGGTGAACTGACTATTAGCCACCATAGTCACACCACCAAGTAAGGTGGTTGCAGTTCCTGTTGCTACCGTCATACTGGTAACGCTACTATTAATACTAGATGCTAGTGTTGTCTGAACACTGATAGAGCTAAATAAACGGGTTGCCATTAACCTTCCTTATCTTGTGTAATGTATGCGTATTGGATACTTATCTTTCAACTTCAACGCCTCTTCGTTTAGTCTCTGTTGGTACAGAGCGAAGATATAACGAGAAGCTGAAACACCGGCAGTGGATGGAGTCTTGCTATCGGCATTATCAGCCTCAGCAGATGTAAGGTTAATACGACCTGCATCTAAGAATGATAGTAATTTATAGGAAGCACCAAGAGTTACTACATCCTGACAAGACTGTGGTAAGCCAGTAACATCAGCGAAGTCATCAGTATTAGCATCTAATGTATTAGCTGTGGTTGTGTAGTAAACTTGAACTGTTCTACCAGGTTGTACATTGTCATAAATATTTAAAGTAGCATTAGTATTAAAGGTTGCACTATTAGCAAAGTTATCTAAACGCCATCTTCTTAGTGGTAACCACTCTTGGCTTGATCCAGTAGTCTGCCAAGATATGTACAAGACATCCTCAACATCATCTGGTAGAGCATAGGTTGTTACTGAAGCATTAAAGGTAAAGGTGTATGAAGAGATAGCCCAGAGACTAGGATACAAAGAGTTGATAGTATCGTTGATAGCCCTTTTAATTGTAGTTCTTGGGAAGGTAGGAGCCAAAGTAACTTGAGCATTTTGTGAATGTGGTGCAGGGGAAGTTCCCTGATAGCCTCTACCAAATCCTGGTATTACGTTAAGCGTGCTAGTTGCTTTATCAAAAGAATCAATAAAGATAAGTTCATCATCAATTTCAATAATACCTTTAGCAAGGTTTGAGGCTGAGCCAATAGTAATAGCAGAGCTAGTAGTAGATAAACCACCAGCGTTTTCTACATAACTAATACGATCTTGTCGCAAGGTATAGCCTTGCAGGTTAGACTTGATCTCATCTACCATATCGTTAAGAGTGCTCATTCATCTTCTCTCTGTAGTGTTTTAAATTGTTCTGTAATCTCTCATCATCTGGGCTGAAAGCTAATGCTTTCTCACCGTGTTCTATCGCAGTCTTCCACTCACCTAATTGCCAAGCTGCTATCGCTACTAGATCATCAGCCATATGTCCCCAAGCCCAACCTTCAGCCATAAAATCTGTTTGCTTCTCAGTTATACCTAGCGCTCTTGTTGCAGTTCTAAAACACTCAGGCCACTGCATCTGTTGGTAGTAATGATTAGCTAGTGCTAATACTGATTCTCTACTAGTACATTCTTCTATTGATTTCTCTAAATGTTTCTCAGCATTATCAGGATCACACTTAGCCATCATTCGCAGTGCATAAGATCTCTCTGCTTTAAACTCAGATTGTTCTAAATATCTTTTAAAAGTTTGTAGTGCATCGTAATATCTTTGTTTATAGTAATACTCTCTACCTAAGTAGTAAAGACTACGAGAACATTTTGGATCTTCATCTACTGCCATCTCAAGCATATCTAGATATTGTTCTCTAGACTTTTCTTTATCTTGGAAGTGATGTATTGTTAAATCTATTCTTGCTCTAACTTCAGGAATCTTATAAGGAGACACTGCCTCGTGTATTGGAAACTTCCATCTATATCCTCTACGGGCGTGGATCTTAATACCATCAAAGTTTAAGTCTGGTTTACCATTTTCATCCCAACCATATACATAATTATATATTGGTCTAGTAACACCAGCCTCTAGAGCTTTAGGTAAATCTTTCTTCCAACCTTTTACTAGAACTTCATCCATATCTAGTGCTATGCAGTAATCAATATACATTGGTATCGCAGCAAGGGATGCGTTACGAGCATCATCAAAGCGCCAAGGATCTACTTTAATCTTTATAACATTAATACCTAAAGATTCAGCAATCTCTACTGTCTTATCTGTTGAACCAGTATCTGCTATTAGTAAATAGTCTGCATCTTTAGCTGACTCATACCATCTCTTAACGTGCTTCTCTTCATTGAGAGCAATTGTATATACGGCAATTCTCATATTGTGAGATTCTACTACATTCCACCTAGTAATAAGGATATTGGAAGGGCATCAGCACCAGGGCCTGTCGCTCCTGTTGCACCGGTTGCTCCAGTTGCTCCAGTTGCTCCAGTTGCACCTGTCGGACCAGTTGGTCCAGTCGCACCATTAGCACCAGTTGCACCTGTGTCCCCTGTTGCACCAGTAGGTCCTGTTGGACCAGTAGGTCCAGTTGCACCGTTTGCTCCTGTTGCACCAGTGGGTCCTGTACTTCCTGTTGCTCCAGTATCACCGGTAGGTCCTGTAGAACCAGTTGCTCCTGTCGGCCCTGTTGGTCCAGGAACTGTACTTGTCGCACCAGTAGGTCCTGTTGCACCCGTATCACCTGTAGCACCTGTAGGTCCAGTAGGACCAGTTAAACCTGTTGAACCCGTTGCTCCTGTTGCTCCAGTTGCACCTGTGGCACCTGTAGCACCGGTAGCACCAGTTGCTCCCGTTGCTCCAGTAGGTCCAGTAGGACCCGTTACACCAGCAACAATAATTGCAACAATAAGTGGGTGGTTATTTGCAAAGTTTGTTGTGCCAGTTCCGCTTGATGTTACAAGTGTTACAGGTATCTCAATATAATTTGTTTGCATTGTTGGAGTTGTAGATACTGTCCACTTTTGGAAATTATTGGAGTTGTTTGCATCTTGAACAATGATGACATCGTTGGTTTTAATTAAACCTAAGAAGATATCAACATCTATACCATCTGAGTTAATATGGTTAATGTTGATCTGTGTAGCAGAAATCTGTGTGGCATTGTTCCAAAGTAAATCGCCAGTACCAGGATCGCCTGATGTTATAGATGTGTCTGCTTTGTAGTCGTAATAGTTAGCAGATCCACCATCTGCACCAGTAGGACCAGTAGCACCAGTTGGTCCTGTCGGACCTGTCGGACCAGGCACTGTTGAAGTAGCACCTGTTGGACCAGTTGCTCCTGTGGCTCCAGTAGGACCAGTTGGTCCTGTATCACCAGTTACACCCGTTGCGCCAGTAGCGCCTGTAGCGCCTGTAGGCCCTGTACTTCCTGTCGCGCCTGTATCTCCTGTGGGTCCAGTGTTTCCAGTGGCTCCAGTAGCCCCTGTAGGGCCTGTAGACCCCGTTGCACCGGTTGCTCCTTGAGATCCTGTAGCACCCGTAGGTCCTGTTGGACCTGTAGATCCCGTAGAACCAGTTGCACCCGTAGGGCCAGTTGCTCCAGTAGAACCTGTAGCCCCTGTTGCACCAGTTGCACCAGTACTACCAGTAGAACCTGTAGGTCCAGTTGGTCCTGTATCTCCTGTTGCACCTGTACTACCTGTTGCGCCTGTGGCACCTGTAGAACCTGTAGAGCCTGTGGCTCCCGTAGAACCAGTGGCTCCTGTTGAACCAGTAGGACCGGTAGGTCCTGTAGCACCTTGACCACCTTGTGGTCCTTGATCATTTGAAAAAGTTATACCAACCTGTGGCGTGATTTGTTCTATAACAATTACGGTCTCTGACATTATTGAGTTACAGCTCCCGTCACAATAAACTTACCTTCTAGATATCTAGTTACAGTTGCACCAGATGTTAAAACTAAATCATAAACATATCTTCCTGAACCAATAGCGCCAGTAGTTGTGGCATCTATTAGAACAGTTACAGTTCCTGCTATTCCACCTAAAGTCATTCTGCCATTAGCAGTACTTGCTACAACAGTTGTGGTATTAGCACCAACAAATGGGCGAACTGTCATAACACCTGTATATCCTGTTAAATCTAATAGAACGTTATTGTTGTTGATAGAAAATACAAAATTAAATGTGGTCGCTTGTTCGCAGACTAGGTTATATTTAGCACTCAAGTTGAGATCGCTCTCAGAGCCTGTGCTGCTGGCAATCCAGTAGTAGATGCTAGAGCATTACAGATACCATTGTAATCAAGGAATTTTGAAGGATCTGTACGGCTACTAATAGCGTTTAATACACCTACAGTATCTGTAAGGTTAGTAGTCACTGATCTTTGTACAGCCCATTGGCGAGCAGCAAGTGCTTCACCAACCATTGCAGAAGCTGCTCGGTAGGTGCCACCATTTGCTAGGCGATTTAGTTCTGCTAATAATGTTGTGCCTGATACTCCTGTTGCCACCTACTACCTCACTTCTTTTTAGATTTTTTAGCTACTGCTGCGTTATCTATTAGGTTTGG